ACGAGATAACGGGCGTTCCGGAAACGGCGCTCGGACAGATGCAACCCGCGAGCAATACATCGGGTGTGGCTCTGGCCATCATGTACCGACCCATGATGTCTCGCTACGACCAGAAGAAGATGCAGTACTCCGTCGGCCTCCAGAAGGTCAACGAACTCATCCTCAAGACGCTGTTCACCTTCGAGCCGGAATCCCGGCTGTATGACCCTGCAACCGAGGGCATCATGAAGGACGATCAGCCGCCTATGGTCGATGTGCTCGACCCTATGGCCTACTTCACCGAGTGCGAATGGCCTGCCCCTCTGCCGGTCGACACCCTCATCAAGTTGAACGAGATCCAGGCGAAGATGTCCATGGGCCTTGAGTCCATGCGCGGAGCCCTCCACGACTTGGGCGAGGAGTTCCCGGACGAGAAGGTCCGCGAGATCTTCGAGGAGCAGATCGAGGACGCCAAACAGCAGGGTGCTCTGCGAATGCTAAAGGCGCAGATCGATTCGACTATTCTGCAACTGACGGGATTGCCACCTGAAGGGGTGGATGCGCCTGCACCGCAAACTGATGCGGATGGCAACCCCATCAATCAGCCTGCGGGTCCGAATCCGGTGACGCTTCCCGGTGGTGTCGAACTCGGCAACATCACGGCTCCCGAGATTCAGAAAATGACTACTGAAATCGTGACACAGGCGTACGGCCCACGGGCCGGACTTCGCCGAGACCCGGACACCCAGACCGACTAGGAGTCGAGAGCGCATGTCGCTTCATACCCAGGGCATTTCCGTGCCCGCTCAGACCGTACTTGGCTACCGCAAGGATGGCCGTCCGATCCACCCCATCGCGGGTGGGGCTCCGCAGCCCGGTGAAGGTGGCGACCCCGTCATCGTCGTACCGGCCGCTGTCGTCGAGCCGCCCGCCGCCACGCCTGCCGAACCTCGCTTCACCGCCGAGGACATCGCCAAGGCGCGGCAGGAGGAGAAGGACAAGTTGTACGGCCGGATCTCCAAGATCGAGGAGCAGAACAACAAGTTCCTCAAGGAGATCGAGGACCAGCGCAAGGCCCGTGAGGCCGCACAGGCCGACGAGGAGAAGCGCCGCAAGGACGCCGAGACTCAGGCCAAGTCGCTGGCGGAGCAGGACATGTCCGCGAAGGACTTGCTGGCGCAGAAGGAGCAGGAGTGGACCTCCCGCTTCGAGCAGTTCGAGCGCGAGCGTGAGCAGGAGCGCACCCTGTTCGCCAAGGAGCAGGAGTTCAACAACCTCCAGACCTACATTCAGAAGCGTGTGGGCGAGGAGTCCGAGAACATCGCTCCGGAACTTCTCGACTTCGTCGGTGGTAATTCGCCGGACGAGGTAGAGGCAAGCATCAATACAGTCAAGGCAAAGACCCAGGCTATCCTGGAGTCGGTCCAGCAGGCCGCTGTTCAGCAGCGAGCCTCCATGCGTGGTGTGAGCCCCACGGGCTATTCCACCACCGGACCTATGGACACTGATCCGGGGCACAAGTCGTACTCCCTCCAGGACCTCCAGGCCATGCCTATGTCCGAGTACGCCAAGATTCGGGGCCAGTTGGGCGTCGGTAATGCCGCCCAGAACCAGCGTGGACTGTACTCGTAATTCGGTCGAGTACCCGTAACTAAGGAAATCCAAGTATGCCAAGCGCGATCACTGGTACCCCGAACCTGTCGGCTTCTCCGACGAACTACTCGGGCGCCAACAGCACTCTCGGTGCGGCCATTCAGACCATCTGGAGCAAGGAGATTTTGTTCCAGTCCATGCCGATTCTCCGCTTCGAGCAGTTCGCGGTGAAGAAGACCGAATTGGGCGTTCAGCCTGGTCTGACGATCAACTTCATGAGGTACAACAACCTCGGCTCTGCCGGGCAGTTGGTCGAAGGTGTGCGCATGCAGACCAACGCGCTGTCTGCCTCGCAGTTCTCCATCACCGTCGCGGAGCACGGCTACGCCGTCGCCGTCTCGGAACTCCTGCTCAACGCCTCGTTCGACGACGTCATGGCCTCGGCATCGCGTCTCCTGGGCCGCAACATGGCTCTCTACCTCGACCAGTCCGCGCGAGACACCTTGCTCCAGGCGTCCTCGAAGATCTGGGGTTACAACAAGTACGCGACGGCTTCGGCCCAGACGGGTATGGGTGTTTACGCCCCCGGTACCGCCGCCACTTCCACCGACGGTCTGGACGGCACGTTCCACTTCACCTCGGCGCTCGTCAAGGACGCCGTCGAGACTTTGGCCACGAAGAACGTCCCCCGCTTGGGCGAGACTTATGTCTGCTTTGTCCACCCGCACCAGTCCCGCAAGTTGCGTGATGACCCGGAATTCATCGAGGTCACCAAGTATGCGGCGCCGGGCAACTTCATGCTCGGTGAGATTGGCCGCCTGAATGACGTCGTCTTCATTGAGACGACTCAGGTCAAGCAGATCCAGAACGCAGGCTCGAAGACGGTCTACCAGTCCATCTTCCTGGGCGACAACGCGTTCGGCCACGCGATCTCGCTGCCGGTCGAACTGCGTGACGGCGGCATTCTCGACTTCGGCCGAGAGCACGCCCTGGCCTGGTACGCGATTTGGGGTCTTGGCCTCATCACCGACCAGGCGGTCCTCATCGCGGAGACCAACTGAGCCAGCGATTCCGCAAGGAATCCTAGTTGAGTTGGTATTCGCGGTAACCGGCTAGTCCACAAGTTAGGGGAGCGGGTTCTGGATTACCAGGACCGCTCCCCTTCCTCGTTAGAGTAGAACCGCTTCACGATAAACGAGTCCCGAACCCGGAGAATTGAAATGCCTACTGCACGCAACGTCGCTCGCCCCGGTGACCTGACCGGCCGTAACAAGGCCGCCCTCGCCAAGGAGCACGCCGAGGAGTTGAAGGCGCGCGAGCACGAGATCTCGCTCATCAACGCCCAGGCCGCTGCCGAGCGCGACGACACCGTCCACGAGGTCGTACCGAAGGACCTGAGTGCCCCTCTGGCCGCCGCACCGATCGAGGTGTCGGACGTCGTCGAGGTCGAGACCCCCATGCGTGAGTTCCGTGTGAACACCTCGCTGGAGAACATGACTTACGGCCATGGCAACCACTTCGATTTCGAAGAGGGTGTCCGCTACAAGGCGCCCAAGGATCTGTACGACCACCTTGACGGCCTCGGCTACATCTGGCACTGACGGTCCAAGGAGACCTATCCCATGAAGACTCCCGCTCCTGTCACCCCCACTGCTGGGGAGACGTTCGTGCTGGAGAACGCCGAGGGCTTCGGGGCCGGGCTGGGACACGTTCCCTCCGGCTCCGCGGTGTCCGTGGTCGACGTCCACCCGGCAGGCACCGCTGGCATTGGCCACGCGGGTGAGGACTCGGTCCTCCTCGCCTACGAGCACGACACCCACGTGATCACCGATGCAGGCGCTCACGCGCCGGGCACGGCCGTACGGCACTTCTCCCTGCACCTGTCCGACTTCCTGCGCATGTTCAAGAAGAGTGATGCCTGATGGCCGGTACTGTCCCCACCTGGGCGGGCAACGCCCTGGACTTCCTCACCGGCCGGGCGGTGGCCTACACCGCTCCCCGCAACACATACCTGGCTCTGCTCACCGCCGACCCGAGCAACGATGACGGCACCCCCGTCGACATGACCACGCTGGCGGAGATCACGACTCCCGGCTACGCGCGGCAGCAGGTGGCGTGGACGGCGCCGTCCGGAGCCCCGATGACCACAGCCAACAACGCGCTGCTGTTCTACGGCCCGTTCACTGCCGACATGGTCGACGCGGCCTCCTTCGCGGCCCTGGTCACCACGGTCTCGGGTACGGGCGGCACGTGCATCTACGTGTGGCCCATCGACGACCCGCTGCTGGCCGTCACCAACGAATCGCTCCAGATCGCCGCTGGCGCTCTGACGCTGAACGCCTGACAGGAGGAGTCGCGGAATGGCAACTCTCGATGAACTGCGTATCCGGGTGCGCTCCGAGCTGGGCGACCGGCTCCAGCCGTTCCGCGACACCATCCGGGGCACAGGTGACGTCGCTCAGTACGAACTGAGTGCCAACAACGTCACCGGCCTGGAAGTGCTTCATATCTCGGGGGGCTCGCAGACCACGCTGAGCACCCCCACCGACTACGTCCTCGACGCACTCAACGGCATACTCGACCTGACCCAGCCGCTGGCGCTCGATGCCCTGCTGCTGGTGTCCGGGTCCTCGTACGGGCTGTTCGCCGACGACGAGTTGGACAACTACCTCAACGATGCACTGGCCCAACACAACCGGGGCCGCACCATCACGACCCGCTACAAGGACAGCCACGGCTTCATCAAGTACGACGAGGTCGCTGTCGATGTCTCCACCCTCCCGCCGGAGGAGGACGTCATGGTGGTCATGCTGGCCGCCATCGAGGCCATGTGGGCGCTGTCCACGGACGCGGCGACTGACATCAACGTGCAGACCTCGGACGGCACTTCGGTGGACCGTGGCCAGAGGTTCGCCCAGATCCAGACGCAGATCGGCATGCTCACCGATAGGTACAAGACGCTCTGCGAAAAGATGGGCGTCGGCCTGTACTCGATCGAGGTCAGCAACCTGCGCCGGGTCTCCCGTACGACCGGCCGCCTGGTGCCGCTCTTCCGTGAGCGCGAGTACGACGACCACTCCCTGCCGCAGCGGATCCTCCCGCCGATCGGGCCGGGCCACCAGAACGACGACGAGTCCGGCGTGCCTTCCAGCGTCTTCGGATCCTGGGGCTACTGATGGGCCGACTCGACTGGAAGACCCACGGAAGGTTCAACGCCACCTACGAGACCACTGACATCATGGGGGTCCTTCGAGGGCGCCAGACAGAGGTCGGCGAACGGGCGGAGTACTACCGGTTCTCCCACGCCGACCCGGCCGGAGACGACCTGTACGACGAGGGCACGGGCCAGGGGAAGATCTTCGTCGGCCCGTACCGGATCCCTGCGCTGCACGTCGTCCACAACCAGGGCCCTGCGCAGGACACGACCCAGGGTCTCTACACGGTGGACAACCTGCACATCACCGCCTCGTTCGACGCGCTGCGGAAAATGGGTTTCACCGACCAGGACATCGACCACGAGAAGTACCTGACCGACCGGATCGTCTACGACGACACGGTATTTCGGGTCTCGTCGATTTCCGTTCTGGGACAGATCCAGAACCGAGACATCATCGTCGGCATGGAATGTGTCCAGATGAAACCGGACGAGCTGGTGAACGACGCGCAGTTCGCGCGCTGGTCCCAGAAGGCCTGACTACAAACTTCGACGGGCTTCTTGAGATCCTGAATGCCGGAGGACTTCCGCTTTCCGAGATCTCAAGAGGCCCGCTTTGCCATGGCTCATTAATGAGGACCGCGCCGTAAAGGCGAAACTCCAGGGCCTCACCGTCACTGACGTGAACGCACCGGATGGCCGTGATGTCCCGGTGCGCTATCGCGTGCCGGAAAGCGAGATGGCCAAGCAGACGTTCCCCCTGATCGTCATCGAGCACGCGGGGATCGACAAGGCCGACGAGCGCGAGCACCGAGGTCAGGTACGGCTCCCGTACGCGCCCGAGGGCTCCGAGCCGTGGTGGAACCCGGACTCCCCGTCGTACGACGTCACCAAGTCCCCGTACATCGTCGAGTACCCCATCCCGTACGACCTGCGGTACCGGATTGTCGTCTTCTCCCGCACCTACTGGCACGACATGGCGCTTGCTGCGGCCCTTGCCCAGCACGACCGGATTCCTTCCCGCTTCGGATTCCTCGCGATTCCCGAAGACGGAACGGTGCGCCGACTGGATCTGCTTGGGGGGCCCGAGCTGGTCGACACCCGAGACGAGGACGGAAAGCGGCTGTTCCGCCGCGAATACCTGATCTCTGTTTCCAGCGAAATGCTTCCGGCAACGGCCTTGCAGTACGTGAAGGCACAGACCGTGGCACTGGACTTCGAGTACTACCTGGAAGACGTAACCGCACCACAGACACCGGATCAGTAATTCGGAGCCCCAGGAAATAACCCCTAACAGGAGATAACAGATGACTGTCTACAAGCGGCCTGGTGTCTACATCAACGAGACGCTGACCCCGCTCGCGCAGACCGCAACGACTCCCGGCGAGTCCGTCGCGGCCTTCGTCGGCACGTCCAAGCAGGGCGGCCCGCTCGCCCCGACGCTGGTCTCGTCCTTCTCGCAGTACGTCGCCACCTACGGCGGCTTCGGCGACACCTCGGACATGCTCCCGTTCGCCGTCTACCAGTTCTTCAACAACGGCGGCAACAGCGCCTACATCGTGCGCGCTGCCGCCTCCGACGCGGTCACGGCGTCCGTGACCCT